GGATTTACGTGTTCCTTCACAACAAGTGCTAGTCCACGCTTTTCATTATAGTTTGCAGAGTCTTCATCGAGTTCTTCAATGAATCGAATCTTTACTGATTGACCGTCTGCAAGTTTTAGCCACTTTACCTTTGGCCCGTCGTTTTCATACTTTGGCTTGTCGAGCAGGGCATTGATGTTCTTGAGTCCCTTTACTACGCTCATATATTTCTCCTTTGTTTGTTATGTTAGTTTAGCATAAGTGATATTGATTTGTCAAACTGGAACTCTAGATTTCTAAGTTCTTCATCTGGCATATCACCAATATCTTTATACTGAGTGTTTAGTTTAATAACGGAAACACGAGTAGATAGTTTCTCAACGATTCTATCTTTCATATTTCCTCCCGCCTCATCATTATCAGCAATAACAATAATGTTATTGAAATACTTTTGAAGCAATTCTATTTGTGTGCTTGATACATTGGCACCAAGTGTTGCTACTGCTGGAAGACCTACTTGATCAAGCCTGATGGCATCAAATGATGATTCCACTACATATACTCTATCAGATTTTTTAACTCTGTGCAAGTTAAAAAGAGTTTTGCTTTTTGGAAGACCTGGGGTATTCTTAAAATCTTTTCCTTCAACAGACCTACCAACAAAGCCTAATGGTATTCCGTCTGGGCTGTGAACTGGTACTGTTACCATATCCTGTTTTTCTGAATACCCTAGTGAAAACTTTATACAGGAAGGCTTTTGAATTTTTCTATATGTAAAATAATTCTTTGCTCTTTCTGAAGCGACTAGGTTGTTGTGCAATCTTTTGATAATTAGTTCATCAAAAGTTTTGTACTGCTCTTCTTTTACAAGAACCTTATCAATTTCTGTAGTAAGATTAGTCAACTTCTCTTTACTTTTTATAAATCTTGCAGACTCAAAATATGTTCTGCCAGAAGTGTGCATAACTAGTTCTATGAGGTCTGCAGATTTTTGACAAGAAAAACAGAAGAACATTCCGCTATCTTTTTGAACTTCTCCTGCTGGTGTTCTATGGTTATTATGAAATGGACAAAAGATCATGAAGTCTGCATCAAGTTCAGACTCTACATTTATACCCGATCCTGTAAGGACTCGCTTGACTTGTTCTGCGGAATAAAGATTGGATTGGTTCCGTCTATTCCTGCTATCCATTCGCTTTTCCTTTTCCCTGCGTAGACTGCCTGTATCGATAATTCAAATTCAAAAAAGTTCTTTATATCATTATACCTTATAGTGAAGTCTGGGTCAAGATCAATTCTTGGAACATACCCACTTAACTTCATCTCTGAAACCAATAACCTTATGTACTCATCCTTGAGCCTTCCGATCATTGAGTCGTCGTAAATTATTCCATCAAGATAGAACCTTTTAATAGGCTTATGATGGTAGAAGGTTGGTGACAAGTTCTTCTTAATTTCTGACATATCATATTATAACTACTTATCTTCAAAGTCTTTGTACCTGTAATATCCCTTGTCAAAGTCGCATTGGACTAAGAAGTCTCCCATAAAACCATTACGGTTCTTTCTAAAAGCACACTCAATGATATCGCTATTCGTTCCACGGCCCAAAGCAAGGACCCAGTCAGCATCATAAGCAATCTGTCTAGACCAGGCTGTCTGACCCAGCGTAGGTACCGTAGAAAGGTCGTTAACGTCATCTGGTGTAGCAGATGAGATAGCAATGATAGGAACTTCTTCACCAATCGCCATAAGTTTAAGTTCTCTTGAAAGGTTCTTCATTCGTACCGTTTCGTTATCTGACTTTTGATTAGGAGCCATCAACTGAAGGTAGTCTACGATTACAAAATCTGGTTTGTACTGATCAATCTTTCCACGAAGAACTGAAGGATTAATCTCTCCGCCCTGATCATTTGAGATAATGTGAAACTCTGGCTTGCCTGCAAGATTCTTTGCATGCCAATCCTTTAGCATATCAATCTCGATCTCACCATTACTTATCTTACGATGTGACCAACGACCTTCTCCCATAATTGTAAATACACGGTTGCGAACTTCAGTCTCAGACATTTCAAGAGATATTACCATTGGTGACTTACCCTGCTTCCATGCCTGAACAGCAAAGTAAAGTGCAAGCCATGACTTTCCAATTCCTGGATAAGCAAGAAACACTCCAAGTTGTCCTGGCATAATTCCTGAAGGAAGATAATTGTCAAACCCTGGAAGACCTGTTTTAATTCCAGACAAACCTAATGCCTGTTGCTTCTTAACATTTTCAAAGTATGCAATAGCAGACTCAAGATCTGTAACATCAATATCACGAATTGCAGCGGTGTTCTTTTTTAACTCTGATGTTTTTGTAATTAGTTCATTGAGAGCGCCAGTTCCATTATTATTTTGAATTTCAGATGCTGCAGATCTAATAATATCCTTTAGGCTATCTGTTAAGTACTCACCCTGCAACTCTTCAAGGTGATGCTTTGTTGCACCAACTCCTGCTACTGGCTCAAAGTCTCTAAACTTTTCAGTGACCAATTCTGCTGGCGGAAGAACTGAATTGTTTTCAAAGTATAATCTTACAAAGTTCCAAATGTCACCATGTGTTCTAAGAAGGTTGTCAACATTTGCCTGAAGAAGAACATGGATCTGTTTATCTTTTAAAACAGCCGTAAGTAGTTTTGCCTCTGTATTATTCACTTAACCACTCCTTTGCCATTCGTCTACGCTCTGCTCTCTCTTCATTATCTTTCTTTTTATCTTTTTGTGCCTGCAATATTTTTTCTGCATTGTATGCAAAGTAATTCCAAGAAGGACTCTCTGCAACTGAAAAATAATACTCAAGTATATCGTAGCATCCTGGCAGTGTATATGATTCTACAAGGGCATCTGAAGCCCACTGCTCTACATTTAGATTAAGAGATGGCTTTGATTCGTACCTTGCGGTATGATACTTGCTGTATCTTGAAAGCAAAGCCATACGGTCTTTGCGTTCTGCCATTACTTTTCTTCAGCCTCAGACTGGGCTTCTAGAATCTTTGCTGTTAGTTTGTCTTCAACAAACTTGTATACACGCTCAAAAGACTGATCAACAGTCTCTCCATTACGTGAACTATCAACTACTCCAAGATCCAATCTTAGTGATTGAAAGTTTCCTAGGTTAAGTGTGTACCCTAGTGTTACGGATACCTTAGTTGGTTCATTTGTTACTACATAATTGCTATCTGACATTTTATACCCTTCGTTAAATAGATTCATTCCAAATTGGAACAAACCGCCCATCTTCAGTTCTTCTATAAGTAAGTATACCATCGCCCATTCTGCGTGTCAACTCTTGCTTGCTGGGGGTAATATCATTTGTAATTAACTTATCTTTTCTTGGTCTGCCAATGTGGTGCGTAGCAAGTATATCACGAATCTCTCTTACCTGTGACTCTGAGTAATAGGACCTTACTTGAAAGCCTCTTGCTCCACCCTTTTGAGATCCTGTTGGGAATGGGATTACTCCACGCTTCATTAGGTCTGGCATATATTTTTTATGACGATTAACTAAATCAGCAGTCTGACCGACAGTGTATGCACGTTCTCTTTTATTTTTAAAGTCACCAATCAAACAACTTTCTATTTGATCTTTTGTAATATTATAAACAGACATTATTCCGTTAGACCTGTTTAAATGATGTATTCTTACAAGGTCTCCATTAAGAAACCAAACTTTTTTATTACCTGATATTACAGGTGACTCATTGTATTTTTCGCTCTCAATTGTTCCCTTTTTAGTAACCATTGGCCCTCCTGAGAATTGCTAGGTGGATGAAAGAACTTTCTTGATCCACAAAGAATACAGTATAATTCTAGATTGTTTATCTCTGTATACTGTCTATCTATAAACATTCTTCCGTTGCATTTTTTACATTTAATCATTAATTTGGTATTCCGATAATTACTAGGTTAATACCAATGCTTGTGTCTCCTCCAGAATTAAACTTAACAGTGCCCTCAACTTTTGAAGTTGAAACACTTTTTAGTATAACCGTTACATCTTTACCAGCATCGGTGTTTCCAACGTTAACTGGTGTTGCTGTTACAACTGGGGCAAACTTAAACTCGCTTGGGAAATCATAAGCAAATGGCTGAGATGATCCAGCAGTCTGTGTTGTGCTTGTTGTGACCTGAACATATCCACCAATAACTCTTGCCTCAGATGCTTTAACACTTTGCTTTCCAGCATTTGGGGTGTCTACTGTTACATATTTATATGTTGATGGAGATACCTGAGTTGACAAATCATTAATAGCCTTAACAATCTGATATATATATGTTACATCTAGAGGCTGCCCTCGCTCTGGTACAGGTAAAATTGCCATACTATAATTATACCAGACTTACGCCGTTATACTTGCGAAAGTTTTGATCCCAGAGTCGTAGACCTCTAAAGAACTTGTAAGAACTGGGTTTATTGATGAGGCTTGAATAACTACTCTTACAGACTGAGTTCCATCTTTTAAAAAAGAATAATTTTGCGATGCAGTAGAACCTACATATGACGGTATTGCTCCATCAAATCCTACAAAAACATCATAGACTATCTGTGTTGAAATCTGTCCACTAGACCAATTTGCCATGATAGTATTTCTAATAAGGTTAATGTCTCCTGTACCAACACCAACTATAACAACATCTGAATTAGTAATAAAAATTTTTGAGTATGCTGACTTTCTATTTTTATCTTCTGAAACAAGTCTAAACCTTACAACTCTTGAGTTTGAAGATGTTACTTTTCCAAGTAGATCTTTTTTAATAATAACATTTTTAATTCCTTTATCTGACATTATCCAACATCCAAAGCAAATCTAAATTCTATATAGTTTGTTGTGTTTGCTGATTTTATAATTGGTCTTGAACCTACATTTTTAATTACAGAGTATCCTGTCAACCCATATAAAGAGTTTGTAGACGTTACATTCTCCAACCTTAAACCATCTAAACAAACATAAAATAAATCTGAAGGGGATCCAGCCTCGGTAACACATGAATATATCTTTACTATATTAACTTCTCTCCAGTCAAAATCATCTGTTTTCCTTAGATCCTTAAGTGGTTTTGTTGAAACAACATATCTGCTTTCAGAAAAGTCAAATGTATCATCTGCTGTTCCATCCAGATAGGATTCATCATCAATATCTACTTCAAACCTTGCAAACTCTACTAAAGAGTTTGTTCCAATATAAGAAAACTCTAACAATATTTTAACATTGTCTGGTACTGTATTAGAGTTAGCAACCTTATTAACAACAGAAAATGCAAGTTTTAGTTCATCTAATGGACTATTCTTTGAAAGATCTACTGTTGTCTCATTTAATCTTATATATTTAGAACCAGAGGTGACTCTTATTATTCCTAAATTATCACGAGTTAGCGTAGAGTTATTTCCCACAATAGCAATAATATTGTTTAGAAACCTACATCTTTCATTTCTTGCCAACCTATATTCATCAGTAAAAACTCTATTGTCTGCATTTGTTTCAAATACACTTGCTGTTTCGTTTATATTATTATTTTGAGCATCACCATTAAGTGGTTCATATCTAACTGGAATATCTACAGGGGGAGAGTTAAAGGGCTGATATAGCCAGTTATCTGTATCTGTAAAAGAAAAAATGTTTCTACTATCAAAAGATCCAGCAACTGGATTTGATGCAGCAGAAAAAATTCCAACCTCAGTAATTTCATATCTTTCTTCTGTAGGTAGTTCTGCCGTTAGTACTATCTTATCAATACCGCCTTCATTTATGAAACCTCTAGAAATAATAGGGACACGAAACATCTCAAAGTCCAAAGAATTCTTTAGACTGTAGTCGCCAAAGGACCCATCAGAAGCCACTGGAGTGGCCCCACAGCCCACAGCGATGTGTGATGCATATGACTGTGTCTGCCCAACGAGATACTTGGCTAAAAGATTTTTGCCTATATTAGTTATCATTAATTACTCCCATCATATATTGTATCACTAAAAATCTCTCCGCTAGTCAATACCTGAACTTCTGCTTGTTCATTTTCTTTAACATTAATTAAATTAATAACCAAGTCTCCACTTATTGGATCTATATAGACAGATTTACAATTTGGTGTCTTTATCCATTTATTCTTATCTGTTTCATTTAAGTTGTTTAGTGGTGGAGATATGTCATATCCAGTTCCACAGGCAGGAAGATGATCAAATATGGACAACGACAAAGACTTAAAATATGAGTCAGATGATTGAAGTCTAAGAACATTGTTTGGGTTATACTGTAGATAAAGGTCTGTCAGATTTTTGATTGGAGTATAAACAACTTTCTGACCATTTACTAAGTCGTGCCTAGATATTGTTGCAAGTTCATATCCTCCTATATCTTCAAATATAAGATCTGTCATTATCTCAATAGACATGACATCATCATTAAAAAGAATTAAATCTGGGGTTGCTATCTTTACTGATGTATCATCTGCTTTTACTATTGCTTTTGGTAGTGGTGCAGTTGCTGCTACCTCTCCACCACCATCAATTTGACTTGCCATTATACAACCTCACTTAAAAATAAAGTCATGTCTGGGCCATCTGGTCCTCTAGAAAAATCAATATTATAAACAACGAACCTACTAGAAGAACTTGATGCCATACTTATATTATTTTCTTTATAGTCTAAACTAACTATATCTCCTAATTGAATTGTTGGTATCGCAAATATTTTAACGCCAACTGATTTTCTTGGCTTTGTTGTTTTTTCAACTATCCATTTCATCAGGCTTGTTGCTTCATCTTGTGATTGAATGTATGGTGTGTCTAAAGCAAAATCTTTTTTACCATATGTCATTCTGCTTAGTTTAATATCTTGATAGTCTTGCTTAAACTTATACGGATTTGAAATTAATTTGTCTGCTACAAACTGTGGGTTTGACTCAAGACTATTTTTGTTAAAGTATTCGTCAACTGTTAGGTTATTATCTGATTGCTGAGTAAATGTAATTCCTTGAACTCTTAAGTAATTTCCACTTGTTTCGTCTAGACTTAATGCTGTATCTGTTGCATTAAAAATCATAAACTCTGCTCCGTAAGATCCTGCCCTAAAACCAGAAACAACGTATCCTTTTATCCTGTTAAATGTTGGAGAAATCTTTGCAGTTAGTGCTGGATAGGCCTTGTCATATTTAAAATTAAATAATGCTGCTTCTCTCATTATGCTTCCAAACTCTTCAAAGTATATGTCATACTTTGGTGGCTCAAATGATCCGATGCCAGAAAGGTATGTGTTTTGAATTAGTCCACTGATTGCATACTTTCTAAAAGATTCATTTGCATCAATTTCTGTATCTCCAAACACAGAGTTAACTGGTGCACCCAAAGAAAATGATGTGTTCTGTGAATAGTTATTACATAAGGCATAAACATTTTCAAACATTGCTCTTGAAGAACCTCTTGTAAATAATGCTATATCAGAGTATACTGGAAGTGGATCATTATCATCTACTGTCTTTATTAGACTTCCATTCATGTATAGATAGAATCTTCTTGTCTTTCCTATGTCTTCGTATTCTACTGCTAAATCATATACCGTTGGATTTTCTTCGGCAAACATTCTTGACTGTCCAGTAAATCTTCCATCATCTACAGTAATCTGTGCTAGTCCATCCCAAAGTCCTACGGGTATTGCTTTTCCATTGTCAGACTTTACTTTGTAAAAGAAAACATTGCTAACACTTTGCCTATCAGTTTCTGAAAGATTTCCAAGACCTAGCGCTGCTATTTCAAAATAGTATCCGACATTTGTTGTTGGATTTAACATTACAGCAATACCAGCAGATCCTCCAGAAATATTAATATTTTTATCTGGAGTGGAGCCATTTACAACATAGTAGGTAGAAGAACCATTTGATGTCTGACCACGATCTTCGTTGCTTTCTATCTTTCCAACTATTCTCATCCTTGTCCCAAAATGCTTATACTTTTTGCCCTGTAAAGATTTATGAACATATGAAATAAAGTTTCTTGGTTTTTCTTTAGTTGTAAAGTTTGGCCCAGTTAAAGAAAGTGCTGATGACTGGATTGATCCTGGTAGTTGCTGAGTATTTGTCGTTATTTCTCCAACAATTGCAGTGGACATAAAGTTTTTAATAATTCCAGTTCTAGAAGATGTTCTTGCTAAAGCATCAGAAGATATTGAGGCATCAGTTAATTTACCAGAAGAACTGACTGTTGTGGTCAAAGGAGTTTCTTTTTTTTCAAACAAGTGCTCTGATGACATGTAGCATCCCTTTACATTGTCGTCAGACTTCCAGTAATCAGATATACCTGCGCTGTGCGCTACCACGGTTGTTCCAAATTGTCCACGACCATGCTTTACTACTTCTCCATTTTGAAGTTTAATAACTCCAGATTGTTCAAAGTACTTTGGCTCGGAGTAAATTCTTACGAGACCTGTTGGATATATCTTTCCGTTGAACGGTAACTTAGAGAAATAGTTTTGATAGTCTTCGATAGAGGTTATCCAAACATTTCCAAACCCAGTGACGTTATATTGGACGGCATCATATTTTATGATTTCACCTTGTGAGTAAAAGTATCCGTTATATCTCGTAATCCAGTATGCTGCTTCACCAAGGCTAAAAGTATTATTTATCACAATACCATTCTTTACAACTGGAACATCTGCTGTAAGATTAGAGTTAAGTGGTACTGCGCTTAGAGCATATGCTGACTGAGTGTTTACTTCATTATTAACTGACTTTGTGTTTTCTGTTCCAGAGACTTCCCACAAAAGTGCAGGCTTATATGTATAAAATCTTTCTTCATCTAATAGACTAGCCTGCCTTAAAGAGCCAATAGATCTTTGTATGTGTCTTGTAGTGTAGTTAATAACTCCGTCATTATAAACGTTGTTTGGTTGAACAGACACTGAAATAACATTTGCAAGTTTAGAATTAGAAAACGTTTTGTTTTTAATTTCTTTATCTTCAAACAGATCTAGAGTTCCCTTAAGTTCAAAAGTTGTGGGTCTTTGATCTTGTGTTGGCATTATATAATCTTTGCTCATCATTACAAAGTTATTGTATTCATCAAAGAACATTGCAGTTTGAGTTGACACTGCTAAGTCTTGAAGGACTTCTGCAACACTTTTATCTGGTCCAACAAAGAAATATGGAATTATTATTTCTTTTTCGTTTGCAACTCTTTTAAAAGTATAATTAGAAAAACCAATATGATCTAACAAAAGTGAAACAGCAGAACTTACAGACACCTCTGTCATTAATATTTGTGGAGCAGTTATTGACTCTAGATACCAATACATGTCTCGTAAAGATAGTGAAACAGTTTTTCCCATAAGGTCTTGCTTAGGAAATGAATCAGAGTATAGGGTCTTAATAGGAATGTAATAATCCCATCCAGCAACATCAACTATTACCTCATAAAACTTAAACTGAACATGTCTGTTTATATACTTTGCAATTATGCTTGATGGATTATTTTCATTAAATGCTTGGTCATAGTCAAATATATTAATGTTTCCATTAGATGCAATTAACTGTCCTACTGGCAAACCACTTATGCCAAGATCTGAGGCGCTCTTGTTTACTGAGTAGTTTAGTGTTTTATCAGAAACATTCATTGCAAGCCTTGGAGATATTTCTATAAGGTCAAAAGTTGAATCTTTTACATTCATTGAGTCCACAACAATTCTAATTCCAGATATGTACTCGAACTCTCTATATTGTGCTTTACCGTCTATAGCATTTATAAATACATTTGGAGATGTTGCATCAGTAACAAAGTTTGTTAATCTATTAACTGTTTCATCTTGAACATACCATCCGTATCTTGGGGTTATTACTGTATAGTCGTTACCGTTCCAAATATGAAACTTTCCTATGTCGTTTTCATTTTCTTTAATAAGGTAAGCATATCCAATTACAGACTTCTCAGGTAAAAGAGATATGCTTGTGTATACTTCTGCAAAAACAAAGTTTGCTCTCCACTCTTCTGGAACTACCAGGCCGTAAGCAATCTCAACATATCCATCGCTTTTAATAATTGATGAACCGTCTGCTCTTCTTATTGCTGGATTAAAAGATATTACATCTTGCCAGTTACCGTCTTTTAAGAACTGAATCTTCCATCTATTTGGAACTTTTTGATTTAACTCTCCAAAAAATGGATCAGCAAATGCTCCTGTTGATGAAGAGAATGGTCCAAGATTTTCTGTTCCTGTATGCGTTTGCATCTTAACAACAACCCTATTTGCTGGCACTTTTTCTTTGTACACAACAAATGGACAAGCGTCCTCTATAGAATTTTGAGATCCACGAACCTTTGATGCAATACCATATTCTTGACCAGACTCTGTTCTATATGATGTCCAATATTTAAACTTATCATTTTTATCTGACATATAGTACCTTGGTCTATCAGCCATAAATAGGTTTGGGTGATGAAGTTTGGTTCCGTTATCTTTAAAAAATACAGCCTTATTGATTCCAGACCTTGGTCTAAACTGCTCAAAGCATGCCTCTAAAGAATAAAGAGTCTTTAACTTTTCTTTCTTTGTTAAAAATGTTGTTGGAATGTTATCGTTATCAAATGTTCCATCTACCAAAACATCTGCATCTGTTGCTCCTGTATAAAAATTTCCAGGGTCATTAATATCAAAACTAGTTGGTAGTGAAGAATAAACAGAGTCAGACTGTGTTGGTCTATATCTGTAATTTCCAATATGCTTAATATTGGTAGGAATGTTCATGTTCCATTCTGCTGTTATTATTGACTTATTTCTTACCGTTGAAGAAGTCTCTAAAAATGTTTGCAGGTCTTTATCTTCAAACATTATACCTCTTCCAGGCTTATTGAGACATTCCAGAAATCAAAATTAGTTCCTCGTTTTTCAACAGAGTATGAAAAATCACTAACAAACATTTCAATAAGTTGGTTATATTGTCCAAGATGATCGTAAGGCTCTGGCGTTCCTTTAAAAATACCTTTTCTGTCATACGCAAGAAATACCCAAAATGATCCCTTGTGTGAGTCATACCACTCAAGCATATCTGCTCCACCTGCTCCACCATCAGTTGTGTAAGCCTTGTATGGAGACACCCCAGTAGCGGTGTCAAATGTTGGGATATTAGCATGTGATCTAGAAGGAATCATGTTCCAACTTGTAGTTAGAGTTAGTTTATCTGCAATGTGATACGACCTCATACGACCATTAATCATTCTTTCACGCTTTTCAATTCTTTCTTCTGTAAACTCAAGTGGTTGCCTGTTATCATCAGTAATCAATAAGAATTGATCTAATAGTGTTTGGTCTTCAACGCTTTCTGGGTCTACGCCAATTTCATATCCGTTAGGGACGTACAGACCATTTTTAAGAGTTCCTGTGTTTTCAGACCAAAGCATACCACTTGGTCTGTGATATTTTTTACGACCCTGGATATAAGTTACCCTAGAATCTATCTCATCTACCATTTATTGACACTCCTCTAATTCTTCTGTCATCTACCTGCTTGATTGTTGACATTACTGCTTGTGCAATTTCATTTGGATTAGCATTTGTTTTTGCATTAACCGTTAATGTATATGTATTATTATACACTGCCCCGCCAATAGAATCACCGTTATTGATTTTTCTCATTGTATCTACACCATACGAGTCTACTGCATACTTGCTCATAATAAACTCTCCTGGAGTTAGCATTGCTGGCACTGTATCTGTACCCTTTGCAAAACCACCAACTGCAAAATACTTAGGGATTAGCCCACCCATAGACCAGTTTCCAAATGCGTTTGCTGCTGCAGCGTTACCGCCAAATTTCTTTAATAC